CTTGTTTTACTATATTATTTAATACAACTATGCATTCTTCTAATTTCATTAATTCTCTACAATAGAACTATTTATAAAAAATGTCTAGAGAGAAGAGTAAGAAGTAGGTCTAGCACCTATTCTTGTGATTTTTGCAGCTTCTGTTTCGCCTTCAACATTACTTTCATCCCAATTAGCTTGTAATGTAGCTAAATGAGCAGAATCCCATTTATTGATAAAATCATTAAAATCACCTAAATTAGCATCTGCATAAGTGCTGTGTGGAGTTCCATCTCTATATTCTACTTCATCCGTAGACACAGAAGCACCATGTTGAATTGCCCATATATTTGAAAATTTACTTTGTGACCAAAAAGAATCATCGGATATAGTATAAGAAGTTCCCGCCCCGTCTACTTTTTGTTTGATAATCATTTTATCGTCAAAAACTACTGTCCAATTTGAATTTGTTGCCATGTTTTATCCTATGTTTTAATTATATACATTAATGTTAAATATGGTTGTAATACTGAATTAGCGTCTCCAGCAAAGTTAGCACTCATATTGTGAGAGTGTCCTGAACCTGAACCAGTACTACCTGTAGGAGTTGTAGTTGGTGCCCCTCCTCCCGTCGCTCCACTCGCTGGAGCTCCTTCAGGAAAGAGAGTCCTATAATTAGTTGAATGAGTATGCGAAGCTAATTGAGCAGTTGCTAAAGTAGCATTAGCTGTTGATCCTGCAATGTTACCCGTTGGGGATACTGTATTGGCTCCTCCTGTAGAAGCTAACGCTTTAGTTCCAGACCTACCCATGGGTATATTGTCTTGTAGATTAGGTACATTGAAAGTAGTAGAACCATCTCCTACACCATAAGTAGTTCCGATAACAGCGAATAGAGCAGAGTAAGTTGTTCTACTTGCTTCTGCACCTGCACATTCTAAAAATCCTGAGGGTGCAGTGACTGTACTCCAAGGCAATATGGTACCTGTAGCAGTTCCTTCAATCCCTGTTAAACTTGCTCCATCAAAATCGTATCTAGTTGCTTCGTAATTTGCCATAATTATTTATCCTTATATGTCCAGCCTGTTGTTGCATCTCCAGAATACACTAATGTGAATCCTGCACCTTGTGTATTAATAACTAAATCTGCGGCAGCGTTGGCTATGTTAGAACTATTTCTTCCAATCGTCAATGCGTTAGTATTGAAATCATATCCTTGATCTACTACAGATACTTCATCCCCCGTAGCTGGGGAGGCAGGTAAAGTAATAGTAAAAGCCACTCCATTGGTATTTGCTAAAATATTAGCACCTGCTTGAACTGTTTCAGTGGCGGTGATAGCTCTCCATTTTGGAAACTCTAAATCTTTAAAAATATCTGTTCCGTTAGAATGACAAAGGTAAGAATTTCCTTCACACAATAAAAAGCCAGTTGCACTAGTTACTTTAAAAGTTAATGTATATCCTGCGTGATCAGTTCCATCAATAACAGTGAATAATTTTTCTATGGAAGCTGGAAAATTTACTACTCTATCTGCTGCAAGAGTTCCCGTAAATTTTAGGGTCATGTTTCTTCCGTTAGAAACAGTTGCGTCCGTAACCGCTAAAGTTACATCGCCAGAAGCAACGGCTATTTCTTCGTACCCTGAAAAACCTTGTTGTATTAAATTTAAATTTGTATTTGTTTTATCTCCCCATTGACCAGCGTTTTCGCCAGTGACCATAAGCTCTAAACCGAGATCTGAATAAGTGGATGCCATATATTTTTAAAACTCCTATATTAGTATATTACTATAATTATGCTGCGAGATCAACATCTGTCCAAGTGACACTGGTCCCTACAGAAACTTCTGCCCAAGCAATAATATTAGGGGTAGCCGCGGTAATTGTCAACCCTATGCCAGTAGGAATTACTACCGCAGAACCTACTACGGTTGTTTGACCCGCGGTAAGGGATGCGGAAACACCTGTTACATCATAAGAAGATACGGGTACTATATCTTCTGTAACAACAGTTAATGTAACCCCTGTAAGAGTTACTATTGCAGTACCTGATTGATCCTCATCTCCTAATGTTAAAGTAGCGGAAACACCCGTCACTGAAACTTCTGTTAATAACCCTGCCTCAGCCTCTCCAATGCTCACAGAAGAGCCTATTCCAGTTAAGGAGACATTTGCATGCCCTACTACAAAAACATTTTCTAAAACAGTTTGAATTAAGAAGCTGTGTGCAATTTCGTTATCAGAAGTACCTGATGTTCCAACGGGTGTAATAGCTGTATCTAATTCAAGTCCTTCTATGACTTGTGTATAATCAGTAAATGCATTTTCATTTCCAGATATAACAGATAAAGATAATCCATTAACTCCACCTCCAATAGCAGAATAATTAACTCCCCATCCTAAGTTACCCCAGGTATCTCTACCCCAACCAGAACCAATTAAATAAGAGGGATCAATAGTAGATTGACCTGTAGTAGTTGATAATAGGATTGATGTAGGAGTTACAATTGCGTTAGCTTCCGTTCCTTCGTCTCCTATAGACATCTGTAAAGAAAGCCCTTCAGGGAAAGCCTCAGCATCAATTCTAGAGGTAGATTGACCTGCCCTTGATTGTAGGAATGTTCCTATGACATCTACTTCCGCAGAAATAGATAAAGTAACATTATTTATAAAGGTACTTAATTCCTGTCCAGATAATAGAACATCTCCTTTTATACCCCAGGCTCCGTAGCCCCAAAGTTGAGCTCCCCATCCATCATCTATGATTTCTTCAAGGGATTCACCTAAATTAACGGATAAAGAAAGACCAGTGATTTCTATTTTTTGTTCGGTCTCAAGGGTAATAGTACCAATGCTTGAAGATGAACTTACACCAGAGGTAAGAAGTACGGTAGAGTTATTTTGCTCTCCGTAGTCTCCTACGCCCCAGGTGAGTTCATTCCAAGCATTAGCCATTCCATATTATTTCTGCATTACGATATTCTGATAATAGCTTGAGTATCATTTGCAGCAGGGAACTGAATTGTAAAAGTTCCAGATGTTGCAGTTTTATCTCCAGCGAAATCTAAAACACAAACAGATGGATCACCTGCCTGCGTATCGTTATAAATTAATGCTCCTGCAGCTGTTAGAGTAACTCCAGTAAATGATAAATCAGTAAAGTCAACGAAAGCAGTTGTTCCGTTTACAGATACCAAAGCAGTAACTAATGCTCCGCCGCCTGCTGCGTATTGTCCTGTGTCTGGTACTTGTCCAGCAGTACCCACTGCATAGGAAGTAGTGTCTGCTCCAATAGTTGCAGCTGATGTATATAGTGCTAGTTTAAAAGTATTTCCCGCACCTGCTGCGAAAACTTGTGTTCCTTGTAACAAATCTTCTTTAAAAGAATTTGTGATTGCGTTTGCCGTAATAGCCATTTTATTTCTCCTTAATTAATTTTATGGTGATGGAGACTCTACTTTAATTCGAGGCACCCCATTGTCATATTCACCTCTGCGTCTTCGACCCATTTGTTGAACCGCAAAAGCTTGTACTTCTTCATCATACTTGCTTTTGTATAAATTGTACATATCTTGAGGCCCTTTTAGATAAGAAAAAGCTTCTACTAACACACCATATAATAACAAGTGTTGTTGGTTTTGAGGTAAGTAAGTATTATTAGTAGCTGTAAAATGAGGGGGATACGTAATATAGTTTAATTGGACCGTGTAGGCCTGATCTGGAGTAGGTGCTACTAAAAATGTATTTTCGTCCCAATTGGAATAATATTTAGGTAATCCTGTGGCCCCATTATTATTATACTCTGATATAAAGCTGGTATCTCTTTTTTCTAAGAAAGTTATATTTCCACTGGTTTCAATCACTTCTATAGATCTAATAACAATCTCGTCTCCTGGTCTGTTTAAATATCGTTGTCCCAATACAAAAGCAGTAGTAGCATATTTTCTTAAATCATCATAATCTACTTTACCTGAAACATCTAACTCTATATTACTGATAAATTGATCTAACAAGGAGTCCGTTAATACCGTATCTGCTACTTCGGTGTAGTTTCGTACTTGAGTTAAAAAGTTTGCATAAGTTATAGCCATATTATGAAATTACGATTGTAACCCTCCCTATTATAGGGGTTAGTTGTCTTCTTGAGTTTTGTAAACTAGGGTTTAAAGGTTTCATACCATCAGATCCCCATGAAAAATCTCCTGGTAAACTTAAATCAGCCACCGTAAACATACTTCCTCCAGACTGCTCCGTAAAGGTTTGAGGTCTAGCATTTTGTAATCCTTGAGGATCCGCCCCAATGTTTCTTGGATTTAATTGCGGCGATTTAGGTTCATATTCAGATATATGTACTAAAGAACCGTTCCATTCCTTAACCATTTCTACATAAGGAAAAGCTTGACCCGAACGGTCGGATATAGACAAGGATCTTTTACCTCTCGCAAAAGTACCCATTATATCCCGTCTCCAAAATAAGCCATAGGAGAGATATAAGAAGAGGTTCTTTGACTATCTTCTTGTAATGCTCTTAATAATTCCTCTTCATATATTTGTTTTAATAAAGGAATTCTATCAGGAGCTTTTACAGGGGCTAAATAATAAGCAAGTCCTGCACACATAGCTGGTAAAAAACGATAAACTACGTTTGGATCGTTGGTGTAAGATCCAGCATCTTCAATTCGGTTGATGGAATAATATTTTAAATGAGTGTACGTAGTTACATCTGGAGTTAGATATAAAAAAATCTTAGGTGTAGTCTGTCTTTCTACATAATATTGAGAAGGCATTCCTTGAGAACCCTTATTAGGTAAAGCCGCGTAGGTAGATCTGTCTATTTTAGTTAAGCTAATATCATTAGTATTAGTAGTGGGTGTTCCAGAACTACTGGTGATGTAGGCTTCTAATACGTCACTACACGCCGCAGTTACATCATAGTTTGCTTGACCCAACACTAATGGAATTTGATTAAGACTAACCTTCCAAAGATGAACTCCTCTATTTCCCCATTCGGAAAATAATAAATTTAATTTTCTTCTAGCAGATCGTAAATCATATCCTGAATTAGTCTGAATCCCACATCGTTCGTAAGCTTCTTCTATAATTTCATCAATACTGAGATTAAAGGATGTAGTTCCTGAAGTAGCCATCTTACTCCTCTATTAAATTTTTAACGTAATCTTGATAGTTACTATCTGCAAAGCCTCCTGTAGCTATTACAACATTATCTTGGTTGATAGTGGTGTACCCTCCATCTTTTTTACCCCCACCAAATTGAAACCTAGCTCCGATATTATAAGACTGTCCTCCAACACTACTTTTAGAAGCACCTGCAAAAAAATTACTTCCTCCTGGAGTAGTTAAACTTCCTTCTATTCCTTTAGTTGTTTGAGTAGGTATCTGTGATATATTATCGTAAGTATTATCTGTTTTATAAATTTTCCCTTGTACCCTACCAAAATCAAAACCCTTTCCCGCTCCTATTGATTTACGAACCATGGTTTGTTTAGGTTCCATCATACCGTCCCCGATTGTTTGCACAGACATTTCTGGACTAACATAAAAACTTTTGTCCAACTCTTGAGGACTCTGCACAGAATCAGACCTAACCGTACTTAAAGCGCCTCCCCCAAACTTTTTAATTTTTTTCATTTTTTTTACATCCACAGTCATGCTTACATACACAAGGTATAATACTAAATATCTTGCATATAATTTTTCTTGGTAAGCTTAGTATTTTTTTAAATAAATCTTTGTAATTCATTATTCTTCTACCACTTTCATTGAAGGATTTTTATAATCCTTTATTTTTAAATTCTTTAATTGACCTCTATCTTTAAGACCCCCTGAAAAAATTTGTTTCTTTTTGTAATGAGCAAGGATATCAGGTTTAATCATGCGAATAGCTTTTCTTCCCCCCATTCCCAATATTTTAGCAAGTAATCCCATAGATGCTTTGACTGGTTTATTTTTATAAACACCCATTAGAATACTCCTTGGAATTTAGTTCCTTTAATAGCTGCGCCTGTCCCTCTCATAACATTAACGTTATTTTCAGGTCCTTGAGCTTCTCCGCCGTGCTTCATTTTTTGCGTAGAGTCTCTAGCTTTCAATTGTTTTTCTTTTTCTT